CAGCCGTGGTGAGAACGCCAACAAGTTAAAGAAGGCGATCATCGCACCCAAGGGTCATGTGCTCATCGATGCCGACTCGGCTCAGATTGAGGCTCGTGTGTTGGCGTGGTTAGCAGGACAAGACGACCTCGTGGATGCGTTCGCCCAAGGTAAGGATGTGTACAAGAAGATGGCATCAGCCATTTACGGCAAGAAGGAAGATGACATCAGCAAGGACGAGCGGTTCGTGGGTAAGACCACAATCCTCGGTGCAGGGTACGGCATGGGTGCGGTGAAGTTTCAGGCTCAGTTGAAGACCTTTGGTTTTGAGATGGACTTGGACGAGGCCCGTCGGGTCATCGACATCTACCGTAGAACAAACAATCAGATAACCGGCTTATGGCGGCAGGCCCAGACCGCTGTGATGTGTCTGGCACGCAAGGATCCTGCTGTGTTGGGACGCAACGGCGTGCTTCAAGTTGTGCCTGATGAGAGTGCGATCCGGTTGCCCTCGGGATTGTTGATGCGTTATGACGACCTGCGCTTTACCGAAACTGACAAGGGTGTGGAGTTTGACTACAAGACCCGCAAGGGACGCACCCGAATCTACGGAGGCAAGGTGGTGGAGAACGCCTGTCAGGCCATCGCTCGGTGCATCATTGGTGAGCAGATGTTAAAGATTGCCAAGAAGTATCGTGTGGTTCTGACTGTGCACGATGCTATAACATGTGTGGTTAGAGAAAGCGACCGGGAAGAGGCCCAAGCCTATGTAGAAGAGTGCATGCGCTGGGTGCCTGACTGGGCGACTGGACTGCCCGTTAATTGCGAATCAGGATTTGGACAAAGCTATGGCGAATGTTGATGACCGGTTGGACTATGCGTACCCCGCAATGCAAGCAGAAACCGCTTTGAAGGCACTGCACTATGCAGTGCTCGACAAGGACTACGACCGTGCAATCGTGGAAGGGTTGCGTGCGATTGTTGAAACACGGATGGCGATTGCCGCACTCAAAGACATGAAGGAAAAGAACACATGGTAAAGGTACCTCCATGGTCATTCAGCAGTATCAAAGCGTTTGACCAATGCCCGAAGAAGTACTACCACTTGAAGGTGGTGAAGGACTACAAGGAACCGATGACCGATGCCATCACTTATGGCTCGGAGTTTCACAAGGCGGCTGAACTGTACATCAAGGAGGGCACCCCCCTGCCCCCGCAGTTTAATTACGCCAAGGGTGCTTTGGACAACCTGAACCAACTGCCCGGTGAGAAGTTATGCGAGTACGAGATGGGGCTGACCGAGAATCTCGACCCATGTGGTTTTAGGGACGAACATGTTTGGTGGCGTGGCATTGCCGACCTGATCATCCTCGACCGGGAAAAGGGCGAAGCACGGGTGCTGGACTACAAGACCGGAAAGAGTGCCAAGTACGCCGACACGGGGCAGTTAGAACTCATGGCACTTGCCATCTTCAAACACTTCCCCGAAGTCAAGAAAGTCAAGGCTGGACTATTGTTTGTCATTGCGAAACAATTCGTAAAGGACAGTTACAACCTCGATGCCGCACCTTCCCTGTGGCAGAAGTGGTTGCGAGATCACGACCGCATGCGGTTTGCGTATCAGACTAATGTTTGGAACCCAAGACCCTCGGGGCTATGCAAGAAGCACTGCGTGGTGGTCGAGTGTCCGCACAACGGAGGGCACATGTGATGCCATACAAAGACCCAAAAGACCGCGACTTCAAACGCGAATACGACCTGCAAGTCAAGCGTGGTGCCATTGCTGACAAGATCGAACGCCAGCGTGCACGCAGAGCCATCGACAAGACCGGCAAAGATACCAACGGCAACGGCAAAGCCGACAAGCGTGAAGGCAAAGATGTTGCACATCGCAAGGCTATGGACAAGGGCGGCACGAACAAGGACGGTGTGTTCATCGAGAACCGAGCCAAGAACCGTTCGTTCAAGCGCGATGCAAAAGGCAACCTAGTGCACGAAACAAGCAAACGCGAACGCAAAAAGTAGTGTAGTATTTGCAATACCCGCAGGGGCGAACTCGCCCCTAGCCCATGTCATTTTTGGAGACTTGATGGAAATCATCGACAACAAGGCATTGTTGTTGCGGGTCAGAGAGCCCGGACGCATTACCACCGTTATCCCTAAAAGTAGGGAACTCCCTAACAACCAAGTCGTTGTTAAGTGGGGCTTGGACGAAGCACAAGTGTTGCGCAATCTGCGGATAAAAAATGTCCCCTCCCCGATACTCGGGCAGTACGATTGGCCCGGTCAGTATAGACCGTTTGACCACCAACGCACCACTGCGGCTTTCCTGACGCTCAACCGCAAAGCCTTCTGCCTGAACGAGCAGGGCACGGGCAAGACCGGATCGGTTATTTGGGCGGCTGACTACCTCATGAAGCAAGGTCGGATCAACCGTGCCTTGATCATCTGCCCCCTGTCAATCATGGATTCGGCATGGCGTGCTGACTTGTTTAAGTTCGCCATGCACCGGCAAGTGGACATCGCCTACGGTGCCGCAGACAAGCGCAGAGCCGTGATCCGTGGGCATGCAGAGTTTGTGATCATCAACTACGACGGGGTTGAGATCGTGGCTGATGACATCGCACGAGGCGGCTTTGACCTGATCGTGATCGACGAAGCCAACGCCTACAAGAACGCACAGACTAAACGCTGGAAGGTGCTCAACTCCCTGATCAAGCCTGAGACTTGGTTGTGGATGCTGACTGGCACCCCTGCCGCCCAGTCCCCCGTGGATGCCTACGGGCTGGCTAAACTGGTCAACCCGAGCGGCGTGCCGAAGTTTTTCACCACCTTCAAAGAGATGGTGATGACCAAGGTGACCCAGTACCGCTGGATCCCCAAGCCCACGGCAACCACCACGGTGTTCAACGCACTGCAACCCGCCATCCGGTTCACCAAGGACGAGTGCCTAGACTTGCCGGAGATGACTTATGTCAAGCGCAAGGTCGAACTGACCAAGCAACAGCAGAAGTACTACGACATCCTGAAGAACCGCATGATCATGCAAGCGGCTGGGGAAGAAATTACCTCGGTCAACGCTGCGGTCAACATGAACAAACTCCTCCAAATATCTTGTGGTGCGGTATACGCCGACACCGGAGAAGCAATCGAGTTTGACATCAAGAACCGGTACGCCGTGCTGAAAGAAGTTATAGATGAGTCATCCCAAAAGGTGCTGGTCTTTGTCCCGTTCAAGCACGCCATCGACATCATCACTCAGAAACTTTTGGAAGACGGAATTTCTACAGAAATCATCCGGGGCGATGTGCCAGCCAGCCGCCGCACCGAGATCTTCAAGCGGTTCCAAGAGACGCCCAACCCACAGGTGCTGGTCATTCAGCCCCAATCTGCCGCCCATGGGGTGACCCTGACTGCCGCTAACACGGTCGTGTGGTGGGGGCCGACTTCCAGCCTTGAGACCTACGCACAAGCCAACGCCCGGGTGCACCGGTCGGGGCAACGCCACCCGTCAACAGTGGTTCAGTTGTATGGATCTGGCGCAGAGAAACATGTTTACGCATTACTTGACAGTAAAATTGATGTTCACACAAAGATTGTTGATCTTTACAAGGAGATACTTGCATAACCCACAAAACAGCATTATAATTAAGATCCCTTTTACAAGGAGCGAACCATGACTGAAGAAACGAAACCCACCGTACCAGTTGAAAAGCTGGTCAAGGTGTACCTGAAGATGAAGCAAAAGCGTGCCGAGATCACCGCCGCCTTTAACGAGGAGGACGAGAAGCTCAAGGCACAAATGGACAAGGTGAAGTCTGCGCTGTTGGAATACTGCAAAGATCAAAACCTTGAAAGTGTACGAACGACCGAAGGTCTGTTCTACCGCACCGTGAGAACAAACTACTGGACAAGCGACTGGGAGTCCATGGGCAAGTTCATTGTGGAGAACAACGCACCCGAGTTGTTGGAGAAGCGACTGCACCAATCCAACATGAAACAGTTCTTGGAAGAGAACCCCGACCTGCTACCACCGGGGCTAAATGTGGATAGCGAATACACCATAACCGTAAGGAGAAAGTGATGGCAGAACTTGACAAGTTCGTGCCGATTGAGGAATTGGCAAACCACTTTGCGGTGTCTATCTCGACCGTGCGCACATGGGTGCGGCAGGGGTACATCCCAAAGGAAACCTATCTGAAGATCGGCAACACCTACCGATTCAATTTGCCTCGTGTGATTGATTCGCTGACGGGCGTTCACGACGGGCGTGCTGAGCGTCCGAACACACCTGATAGTAGTTCCCCAAAGAAAGAGACCAAGGAGCCTGAGCAACTTGAACTCGACTTTGGAAACCCGGATGAAGATGCGTGATGAGCAAGACACTCAAATTCATTCTCGTTGTGTTCGGTGCATCGTTTGCGTATGCGTTCTTCAACGCCGCATCTGCATCTGACTGCCGAGTACAAACCATTGTGATCAACGGGAAACTGGTTACCGTGACCGTCTGTTGTGACCCCAAGACCAACAACTGCATCGTCGTTTAATTTAGGAGCAATCACATGTCTGAAATGACCCTGTTCAAAAACAACAAAGCCGCACTTGCCCTGCTGGGTGATGTGCAAGACAACCTGACCGATACGCTGGCTGGCTCGTCCGGCTCAATGAATCGTCGCATCTCCATCAAGGGCGGCGTATTCCGCGAGATCATCAACGGTAAAGAAGTGCGTGTAAACGAAGACCGTGCGATGAATGTCGTGGTCATCAACGCCGCACCCATCAGCCGCATGTACTTTGCTGGCACCTACAACGAAGGTGAAGTGGCTAAGCCTGTGTGCTGGTCGAGCGACACCCAAGCACCGGACGCCAAAGTACCCGAGGATCAGCGCCAGTCTGCACGGTGCATGGACTGTAAACAAAATATCCGTGGCTCTGCCGCATCGGGCGAAGGCCGTGCATGCCGTTTCCAACAGCGTGTTGCTGTGATGCTGGATGGTCAACTGGACAACGAGGAGATCTACCAAATCACCCTGCCATCAACCTCTGTGTTCGGTGACGGTGAGAAGGGCAAGATGCCTCTGCAAGCCTATGGTCGTTACCTCAAGGCACACAATACGCACGCCATCTCGATCGTTACCGAGATGCGCTTTGACACT